CAATACTGAGGATTGCATTACCAATCCCTGGAGTTGGGTAAGAAATTATACTAGCCCATATGGTTGTTCTTTGATATTCTGTAACAAGTGTGCCTGTTTGCAATTGGTTCTGAGCGTCAAAGTACTGGCCACTCGGTGCAGTAAACTTTACCAATGCTCCCTGTGTTAGGTACGTGTAGTTATTTGAATTAAAAGTTCCTTCACTTCTACCACCAGAACTTAACAACTGGGTCCAAGTTGCTGTAGGCACTTGCCTGGTAGCTGTTTTGTAGTACAAGTGTTTTGCTTCTGTAGTTGATATTAAACTTTGCAGAGTGTTCTGCACAATAAAGTTAACTTCGCTACTGCTGGTAAATTGAAATACAGTATTGGTGCTTTGGTCTTCGTCGTAGATTATTCCATCCTGTGCAATAATATTTGTGCTGGAGTAGTTGCCAGTTGGATCAATAACGTCAAGGTATCTACTGATTCCTGAACTTGTTCTATTAACTGCTTTTGCTTTGACCACATTACTGAATGTTGTGTAAGGAAGAATATTATAGTCTTCGCCTGACACCATACGATTTTGTGTATAGTATTGCTGTGGTGCTTTTGTTCTTATATCTTCAAGTGTTTCTCTTGCATTAGCATTGGTTACTGTGTACTGTAATGCCGCACGTACTGTGAGTGTTTCGGGTCTTCCTGTTCTTCCTCTGTATGGAATATTAATAGTCACACTGCTCATTTCGTCAGGTGTGATCTTGTAGGTTAAGTTATTGGATACTCTATAGAAAAGTCTAAAGTTTCCAATTGGGATATTAGTAAAGGCACCATCACCAAACACTAAGTCAATCTGATCATCGGCTCTGGTAGCAACACTGTATAAATCTCTTTCGCTTGTTTCGTTAAAGATAACATTAACAGCATTAACGGCTGGTACTTGTGTCCATTCTGTGTCAACAACTCCGCTGGATAACAACTTGCTGAGCCAAATATCTGTGTTGTTGATATTGTTAAAGTTAACACTTACAGTCCGATTTGGTAAACTATCAGCAATAGAAAAATCTAGTTTTTTCAGTTCACCTTGTTTAAAGTAAAAGAAGTAACCAGTGTCGTTTGATCCATTGCCTTGATTATCGTTGCGATATAGTATATTAAACAGTCCGTTAGGATTAGGTGAGTTTTCGTATACAAATTCTTTGTCTGCTGTGGTAGCACTAACCACCTCAAAAGGCGTGGTGATACCAGCTACACTGGCTGTGTATGACTGCGTAGGAATTATACTGTTTGCCAATTTGACTGTATACTCGCTTGTAGCGATACCGTTTATATCTTTACTACCACCTGGTTTACCTATAGACTGTTGATCTACCAATGTTGCATTCAGTATCGCAGTAAACTGTTCTAGCCAGTTTTCATTTGTATTGTCGTTCCAGGTAACCAAGGTATTGCTGAGATTATTGCCTAATCCATCAAACACTGTTTCCGATGTTTGAATACTTTCAAACTTTAGGAATCCTGACGCAGGTATGTTACGCTTTGGATTATAGCTAACAAGCCTGGCCAACTTGAGAATGCTGTCTCTGCGTTCTGCTGTGTCTAGAAAGTTTTCTCTAGCGTTTAGATCTGTTCTGAATGCTAAACTTTGTCCAAGGAATGCAATTAGATCAATAAGTGCAACGTACTCGCTTGACTCTGTAAAGTCATTGAAGTCTTCGGGATAGTAAGTACGCAAGTACTCAATCATGCTTTTACGGATGGTTTCAAAGTCGAAACTTTGAAAATCAGCTTCCCTGAAAGTTTGATAGATTTTGGTCCAATCTTCCTGAACCAATAAGTTAGTTTGTCGTGTAGTAGTAGCCATATCTCATCAAATACCTGTTATTAGGTATTTATGGCATTTAAAAACGGCTTATATTATAAAACGCTTAGATTGTTTGTATTGGAGTTGAACGCTAGACTAAGTCTATCTGTGAAATTTCCAGGAAGGAATGTTAGATCAATCTGCACCTGTAACCCATGTTCAAATTCGTCCATGAGCACACTGTCCACACGCAGCCTTGGATCTGAACCTGCTATAACTCGTACATCTTCTACTATTACAGCTTTGGTATCTTCTGTGAGTGGCTCATACAGCATTTTCCAGATAATACTACCAAATGCTGGGTTCATCAGTTTTTGTCCCTTTTCTATACTGAAATGATTTATTAAGTCGCGCTTAACAAGTTCATAATCAGTCAGACGGAACTTTTTAACTTGATTTACTGTGCTAAAACCTTTGTATCTTGCTACCATAACTGTATTTACTCTTTTTTATGTCTACCGATTACTGGTTTTTACTGCATATTTGCCAGCATTAAAAAACAGTGAGCCCGGCCTGCCTTGACTGTCTACTATTAAGTCTGCTTGGACTTTCCATTCTTTTACTTTAGATGCTATCAACGAAGTGTAAACTGATGTAATACTATTGTTTAATGCTGTAATATTTGCACCAGCTGAACCAATGGCTGTTACCTGGGCAATTCCGTTTATGTTTGAAAACAATGCACGTTGAACAATTTGTGTGGTTTTAAGGGCAGAGTTATTTAGATCTTCGACTGTGGCGTACAGCTTCCTTTCACTTAGTGGGGTTGCTGAAGTTAAGGTAAAATCGCCAGCAATGTCAGCAATGCCACTGTCGACGTAATGTTGGTATGCTGTGTCAGCACTGCCCAAGTAACTTAGTGTGTTTGCTAATTGTATAGCAAGATTTGATGTACGTGCAATGATGTAACTTAGGTCTGTGTTGCGCAATCTTGATACTGTGCCTGTTGCAATGTTACTGGTAATTGCTTTGCCTAATCTAAAGGTGCTGTTGTTGGTTGTATCTGTCATGGTGTGTATTTCATAGATACCGTTGTATGTTCCGGCACCAGACACCTGCACTGGTAATCCTTGCACAAACAGTGTTCTCAATCCTGTTAGAGACACGTCACTTAGTGATTGATTTGCGCTACCAATACTGCTAACAGGATATTGTGCCGAACTGGTAACAGTTCCTGTGTCTACTGTAACAGCAATGTTTGCATTGCCTTCTTGTTGGTCACTGTAATCAAATTCATATAAGTTTATTACATTACCAACAGTTTTTACTCCGTTAAGTGAAGTAAGTAGCACATTAGCTAGGTTGGATTTACCTAAATCTGTATCCACATTAACAGTTCTTCCTGAACCAAAACTATGCGTAGCAGGGAAAGTGTTTATGAATGCAATATTGCTTACACGAGAAACATTAGCAGTAATATACACTTCGTCAGGTATGGTAAAACTGGTGCGATAGGTGGATATATGATCCTGGAACTGATGAGCAACTGCAAGTATGCCAGCAATTGTATCACCGGTGTCGCCTACTTCTATTACTCCTGCGTCAATACATGCTTTGTACTGTTCAACCAGATACCTTTCCATTATGCCATCTTGTACTGCTTGATTGCTTAGGAAAGTTGCAATTGAATCTATGCCATCTTTGTTTGTCCACACTTCGCCATTCTCAATGAGGTAGCCATAGTTGATTAGAGTCTTGATATGCACAGCGTATCTACCAAATCTAGGGCCTACACTGTAAGCAAGATCGTTCCCTGTTTCCATGAATGCAATCTGTGCCATCAGTGCCTTGACACTGCTTCTACGCAAACCAGGTATTCCAGACTTTATACTTTCTATTGCAACGCCAAGAGGGGCACTAGGCAATCCCAGATTGCGCTGTGGCACCAGACTATCAGTTGGTGGCGATTGTTTTGCTACTATTATTCCTTGATCTGGTATGGCCATCTAGATATCCTGTTGTTTTGTACTGGGTTTGAGGACCCCGTTATTTTGTTGCAGTTCTCCTGTTTCCCTTGACCATGGTTCGTGCGTTGGGGTAAAGGTTGCTATGCTTGCAAGTGTGCTGGCCTCATCAATAACCCAACGATTAATTTCGGTGTCATACTTGACATTTTGCTTTTTGTACTGTTCCAATGGTGCCACACGATCTGGAACATCAACCGCTTTGCCTGATGTATTCAAGTGTACCTGTGTACCAGTTAACCACAGTTCGCCTTGGCCAACTGTCCATCCACTGGTTGTGCCTGACTTGATCTTGATCTGTCCGCCTACTCTCAAGTCATATCTACCAGCATCCATCAAATGCTCATTAGCAACACGTTCACGCTTTTGTTGTGCTTGTACTTCTATGTTCTTTTCTGCAAAACAGTTGATGCTATCGCCTGCTTGTATATTTACATTTGCATCAGCATGCAGGTTAATATCCAACTCACTACGTACACTTAGTGTTTTAGCACTGTACACATTTACTGCACCATTTGGAGTTAGCTCTACGTAAGCATTGCCTTCTTTATTAGTGATATAAATGATATTTTCCGTATCATTCATTAGTATAGTATGTCCGCCGGCAGTGCGCAATCTTACCAGATTGTTATCGCCGTATACATCACCGTCATCCATAACCAGTGTGTGTCCACCTTTGCGAGCTGTACGTTGGTTGCTGGTTATTGTTGATTCTGGCTTGTTAAGTTCTGCATCAATTGCCTGTTTTGTTTTAAATTTATCTTTAAGATCGTTGACGGTCCTACCAGGTGTGCTGATACCAAACACTGCACTAGGTGTCTCTCTTTGACTACTACTGGTTATTGTGCCTCTAACCGGGTCGGTTTCCAATCCTTGTT